TCTGCCAACAAACCATATCGAATATGGAAGTGGCTTATAGGGACATACGGGTGAGCACGATTATTGCAGCGGCAAAAGCGCTGGATGTTCCTGCGAGCGACTTGCTGCCGGATTATTAGGAGGATAGCAATGGACAAATATAACGTGTGCTTATTCAAATGGCTGAAAAAAGGAGGCAAACGATGAAAAAGCATGATGCAAAATATTATTTTGGAATGGCTGTGGGGTGTCTGATAGTCATTTTCTGGCTGCTTGCCCTGATTGTCGTGCCCGCAGCAATCACAAAATTCTGCTGGCTGTATCTGATGGGGGTGTGACAATGTGATTGTGACATTGGAAGATGCAAAGACCTATCTTAGGGTAGATTCTAGCTGTTACGATTCGATTCTCGAAATTTTTATAAACAGCGCCGAACATTTATGCACGGATATTTTGAGGGAAAATTTGACAACAGATGAAAGATTCCGCACGGCGGTTTTGTATGCGGTTGGGTATTTCTACGAGCATATGGAGAAAGCGGATAATCACGAGCTTATTTTATCGCTGCGCTCTATGCTTTGGAGCAAGGAGGCAACATGAACGGCAGAAATAACGGCTGGCTTGAAACACGCTGGAACGAGCGCAACGCTGAACGCTTAGAGCGGATGTATTTTCACAAGCTGGGTTATCGAATTTGAACGCATTAGCAAAGAGGAGGCAAAGGACAATGTTTGAAGATTATGAAGATGTCTTTGATGAGCCGTCTGACGCAGAGGTGATTATCCGACAGGCGCAGAAAGACTTGAACGGGCTGCTCAAAGGAAGTGTTATCGAGTTAATTAACGATGCCCGCGATGCCAAGAAAAAATTGGAAGACACGAACATGATGATTCGGAAGGCATAAGCAAAACTCCAGAGCATCAAAGCGGAAATCGAACGCGAAGAAGCTCTTGCCGAACAATGCAAAATGAGAGATGTACCTAAAAGAATTATCGATAGGATTACGCGGAATGTCACGAAAGACTTTGCACCCGGGGATAAGGTTTACATGGTGAGGGAGGAATTAGAAGAGTCAACTTGTCCGCTCTGCATGGGCAAGAAAAAAGTCCCAGCGATAATCAATGTCCATGAAGTTGAAGTTCAATGCCCCGAATGTAAAGGGTTTGGGAAAAAGCGCGAACATAAGGGCATCGTCACCGAAAAAACGATAGAACGTGTTGATTTGAGGCTCTGCTTTGAAAGCAACAGGATTGGCTATTGGGAAACGGAGTGCATCCGCCTATATGGATATGATTTCAACATCAGCGTAGAATCCCTGTTTAAGACAAAAGATGAGGCGTTGAAAGAACTCGACAGGCGCGAACGCGAAAAAGGCAGTAAAAACCGGCAGAAGGCGAAGCAATGAGCAAGCAAGTAGGGCCGAGAAAGAAGCCGAACAAAAGCGATGGGAAGAATTTGTCAGAAACGGAGGCAAAATAAAATGACAGAATTTGAATGGAGAAAACAACGCGCAGAGCTTCTTATTGCATATGCCAGAGCGTCAAACGAAAATGGCCATTTAGTCTGCGCAAGAAGATGCCTTGATGCTGCCGAAGAGGAAATCGCGGCTGCGCTAAAGATGGAGCCTTTCCCGAAAGAAGCAGAGAAAAAGCCGGAACCGTCGGCGCTTTCAGAGCTGGGCTTATCTGTTAAGACATACAATTGTTTGATGCGGGCCGGAGTTTTCACGGTCGATGATTTGATAAGCAAATACAAAATCGGCGGGGAATTTTGGCTGCGCTCAATCAAATACATAGGCAACAAGTGCGTTGATGAAATTAAATTCAAGCTGAAAGAGCTGGGATGCGATATAGACCAAGGGAGGCAAGATGGACAAGAAACTGCTGAAAAGCCTGCTGCATCTGCCCGCTGATATAGCCGAGCGGCAGCGGCGTATAGAGAAGCTGCAACGCACGCTGGATGCTATGCCCGATGAGGTGCAGGAAACGGTGCAGAGCAGCACGGATGCGGGCGAGGCGTCAATTATTTGTCACACAACGGTGCGCGGGCGCGTGGTAAATGAGCCGTTGCGCGATAAGCTGAAAAGCCTGATTGCTATGCAAAAGGAACAGCAAGCGCAGTATACGGAAAGCCTGCCGAAAATGATTGAATTTTTGGAGGGCATACCAGACCCCGAAATCCGCACAATACTGTCTGTGAAATATGTAGAGCGCGGCACATGGGCAGATTGCGCCAAGGCCATAGGCAATGGAGCAACAAGTGATAGTGTGCGGGTTAAATTTAGCAGGTACTTAAAAAACCTTGCCTAAATAGCGAATTGCCCCTTGACGTGTTCGGTTTGTTCTGATAGAATAGAAAATGTATAAGAGCCGAGGCAAGAAGCTTCGGCTCTTTTGTTATGCGTTAATTTTTGGTAAAGCGGGGCGGTCAGGCACAAGGCTTTCTGTGCGCCGCCATGGCTCGTTATAAAAGCGGCTGCTACATCTCTTTTCGCCGCGGTAAATAACCGCATAAAAGCCATTAAAAAGCTCCATATCCTTATCGGTCAAACCCTTGACGTATTTTAGATGATTGCCTGAATAAGCAAATGCACCGTCGATAAAAGCATAATACATTTTTGTTGCCTCCGTTTTGTTTTTGCGTTTTGTTTTGTGGGCTTGCGTTTTGTGTACCCATGAGCGCCCGCCGTTGGCGTGATCCGGCGGCCGGGCTTGCACCGGCGGCGCTTGCGCGTCGGCCTTGCGGGTTACATCGTGTAGTTGTACCATGTGCCATACTCGCAAACCTGCACAGCGTTGGCGGTAATGCGGTAGGGCTCCCAAATGTTGGGTTGCGGGCCATTGATAGCGTTGATGTACTCGCTTGCGTAATCCTCGCAATCATCAGCGGGCCAAATCTTGAGGGCTGAAAACTTATCCTTGCCAAGCGTGCCAAAGTACTCTTTACACATATAGCGGTCGCCATAAATGTTTTTAATCAGTTGCGGCTTGTTGATTTTGGTTGCGTACATCTCTAAGTCAGTCATTTTTATTACCTCTCTTTGTGTTTGTGTGTTTCCCTTGCTGTGATTATAGTATAACGCATTAGCCAATGTATATCAATAGGCAAATTGCACAAACATTGGCTAATATATAAGTGTATTTTGTGTATTGGCTAATGGCTTGCCTTATGGTATAATATCCCGTGATAGGTGGTGATATTATGCCCAAGCTAACAGAGGCAAGAAAGAGGGCAAACAGAAAATACTTGGCAAAATTTAAGTATGCCCGCATACAAATGACAGATGAACGGCTTGAAGCTGTGAAAGCCCATGCAAGCGCGCAAGGTGAGAGCCTTGCAAGCTTTACAAACCGCGCTATTGATGAGACCATAGAGCGCGACAACGCAAAGGCCAAAGAGGCCAACAAATAATCAGATATAGCAAAGCGCAACGGTATAAAAGCCGCTGCGCTTTTGTTGTATATATTTTTTTGAAAGGTGGTTTTGTTATGCAGTCCAGAGCAAGAGGCTTGACTAACCGCAATTCCATTTATCGGACTACCGGCAGAATGTACAATGAAACCCGTGCGCTCGCCCGCCGCAATGCCCGCAATTATTTCAGGCGTCGCAGTTCGGGCGGTATGGGCGGCTAATGTCTACCGCGTTATTTGACCCGATAAAAGCACAAGCGAGGGTAACAAGGGAAGTTCTGGTCGGCTTTTCAGGCGGCAAAGATTCGATTGTTACCCTTGATTTGTGTTTTCGACATTTTGAAAGGGTGCAGCCCTTTTTTATGTATTATGTGCCTAACATGGAATTTCAAGAGCGGACAGTGCGCCGGTATGAGGCCAAGTATGGCGTTGAAATTATCCGCATACCGCATTTTGAAACAAGCAATTTTTTGCGCTATGGCACATACCGCGATGCGGATTTTACCGTCCCTATTGTAAGCGTTTCTGAGATATACGACTATTTGCGCATAAAAACGGGCATCCACTGGATAGCCTGCGGCGAGCGCATAGCCGACAGTATGGTGCGCCGCGCCATGATAAAGCACAGCGGCAGCATAGACGAAAAAAGAGGCCGCTTTTATCCTGTTTGTTACTGGAACAAGCAAGATGTTATAAATTATATCAAGCACAAAAAACTGTATTTGCCCGATGAATACGCTAAAATCGGGCATAGTTTTAGAAGTTTGTCCGATGAGGACGTTTCTTTTGTAAAGCGATATTACCCAAACGATTATCAAAAATTGTTGAGGGTTTATCCGTTGGCGGCTGCGGCGGCATACCGCGCCGAAAATTATGGGGCGAGAGAATGAGGAGTAAATATCAAGCGTTCGATACCGAAACCATAAGCCGAAGCGAAATAAAAAACGCGCCATATAACCCGCGCATTATGGATAAAGAGGCAAAAAAACGGCTGAAAAAGAACATTCGCGAAAACGGCCTTGTATCCGCTTTGACATGGAACAGGCGCACTGGGAACCTTGTGGGCGGCCACCAGAGGCTTGAACAGTTAGACGCGCTCGAAAACAATTCCGAATATGAGCTGACCGTCTGCGTAATAGACGTTGATGAAAGAAAAGAAGCTGAGCTAAACGTAAAATTGAACAATCCGTCCATGCAGGGCGAATGGGATTTAGACAAGCTGGCAAACCTCACAGAGGAATTTGACCTTTCCCTTGATGATTTGGGCTTTAGCAAAAGCGACGCGGAATTTCTTTTTGATGGTGATGATAGATTTACCGAGCTTTATAATACGCCAGAGGCCGAAGAAATGAAAGGCCAGTTGCAAGAAATAAAAGAAGCCCGCCGCTCGATGAATGAAAAATACAAAGAGGGCGGGCGAATAGATTTTTATGATATTGTGGTATTTGCGAGCCCAGAGGAACGCGAAGCCTTTCACCGTGAAATCAGCGTCCCCGCGAGTGAGCAATACCTTAATCCTGATGTTCTGCGCCGATTGTCAAAGGCATAAACACGCGGTTAAACAGCTCGTCCTGTTCCGCGTCCGTCATGGAGCTTTCATCAATGCGCTGTATCTGCTCATCCGGCACGTCAAAAAGCCCAGGCTTTCCGCGCACCTCAATGGGCATAACAGTGCATTTGTATTTTAGCTCCCAAGCAAAAGAATTTTTGTCAAAAGCCTCTTTTGGCAAAAATGCAGCGTCAAGGTCTTTTTTGGTAAAAGGCCGCACGTTGACCAGCTCAACTATACAAAGCGCACGCCCAGGTATTGCACCTGGCACTTTGTCTTTATTAGAGCAAATCAACAGCTCCCCACGGTGCTTTGTCTGCCATGTGCGGCACTCTATTGTTTTTGTGCCGTCCCATATCAGCATAGCATAGCCGCTTGATACACTAAGAGCTTTCACAAAATCACCTCTATATTTGTGTATATAATAGTATACCATAGCTAATGCAAAATGTCAACAGGCAATTAGAGAGAAAATTAACGGATAAATGCAAAAATCCAGTCGAAAGGCGGTGTAAGAATGGCAAGGCCGCAAGCTAACATTAACAAGCAAGAATTTGAAAAACTTTGCGCCTTGCAATGCACTCAAAGCGAGATTTGCGATTGGTTTGACGGCATAGACCACAAAACGCTAGACGCATGGTGCAAGCGCAC